ATAGTTCTTCAAATATTTTTAATGTAACTTTTTCTTGTTCATCTGTTTCAGGTTTTCTAGAAGCGCCAGATTTACCACCAGCGATTGCTTTTTTATTACTTTCTATAAAGGTTATTGTTGTGCTGGGTTTTTTACTTGCAGCATTATCATAATAGTATAATTCTATACCTTTGCTAGTTTCCTCATATTCCATTTGACCAGAGGTTGTAACTGATGGTGCTTGCCTACCCCTTATAAATTTTTTTATTTTAGTTACATTCCCCGGACTTACTTTAATTTTATATGTTGATCCTTGTATTGATGAAGGAACGGCATCACCAAAGAATGTGCTCTCATCCAGGCCTGCCCCCTTTAACACCTTTGTTAAATGGGTTTTAAATGGACTACGATTAGTCCATTTAGCTAATGTTTCGCCTATGTTGAGAGAAAAATCTGTGGCCATGTAAATATTTATAACTTTATAAATAATAAAACAACCATAAAAATAGACATAATAATATAAACCTATCTTTTATTATACTTCACTAAAAATCTTTCTACTACATCAGCCCTAGTCAAAGACACAGCACCTATGTGGAAATCTCTGTTGTCTGTATAGCTTAATTGTTCCATAATCTTGCGGACACATTTATCTGGTGTATTATCCTTCACAAAAAACTGACTGCCTTTTGTAACATTTGTATCACCCACCTTACCTTCTATCTGTGCTATGGTAAAGTCATACTCTTGTTTGAGTTGCTCTAGTTCTTCTGGTGTTGTTCTGGAGATATGCCTGTGTATCATATCAAACTGAGGACAACTGGACTGCCTGATTATCTTTGGTCGTAGTTGTGGATACTTGTTCTCCCATATCTGGAAAACACACTTGACCGAATAGGGCTCTCCGTCTGGTGTTACAAACTCTCTTACAGGAGTTTCATACACCAAATGCAATACAGGATTCACTCGGTTGATAAAGGTAAACTTGGAGAAGATACTCGGTAATATCATAGCCACAACATCACTATGCTCAGCACACCTGTTGAGAAACTGCATTGCTATCTTACCCTTCCTACCAAATGGAGGATTACCGATAACAATATTTTTGCCAGGAGGAAACTCCCACTCAAAGAAATCTACACCAAACTTGATATCAATACCAATCTTGTTAGACGGCATCAGATTTAGAAACGCACCGGTGCCACACGATGGCTCTATGAATGTATCAAAGTTGGTGCCGTATCTGTCTATAACTTCAGCATACAATCGCTTAGCATCTTCAGGTCTTGTATAAAATTCTTCACGCTCTACTATTCTAAACTTTGAAGTCTGCAAAACGGTCAACAATTTCTTCCTCTTGGCCTGTATCTACCAAATCTGTTTGAGCTGTTTGTGCTACATCATACAGCTTCATCTTGCCTCTATCAACACCAACAATAAACTTCTTATTCAATGTTGGATCATTGTATCTATTCTTTAGTTGTTTTACCAGCATCTGGTTCAACTCTTCCAACTCATCGGTAGATATCAATGCAAACATCAAGTCTGCTGTGGCTGGTAGACCAAAGGATTCTGATGTATCTTCCAAACCAATATCAGTTGACACAAATCCTGTCCTTGTTGTCTGTGTTGCTGATACAATAGGCAGATTACATTCTACAGCAAGCCCTCTCAATTCTTCTGCGATGGCTTTGATGTATGTGTAAGAATTCACAGCAGCACTGGCTCTAAACCTACTCGATGCACAGATATTCAGATAATCCACATAGATGATATCTGGCTTGAAATCCTTTTTCAATGCCAACTCATTCAATAACGACCTAAAATGACCACAATGAGCAGACGCTGTTGGATATTCTTTGACTATCAATCTGCCGTGAGTTTTCTTTTGGACTTTACCAAACCTATCTTCATACATATGTCGTGGAAGGTCATGCAAATCTTCCATTGAGATATTCATCAGATTGGCATCTATTCTCTCTGCAATCTTTTCTTCTGCCATCTCTAAAGTAATATACAATACATTCTTGCCTTGCATTAGAGTAGCTGATGCTGAATGGCACATGAATAATGACTTACCAACACCTGTGCCGGCAAGACATACATTTAGAGTTTTCTTTGGAAGTCCGCCTTTAGTAATACGATTGAAATAATCCAAATCAAATGGAATCTTATCTTCTACTGTGTGATAAAACTCATATCGGTCTATTGACTGCTCGAGATAATCATGTCCGATGTGTGTATCAAAGGACACTGAAAGAGCTTCTGTAAGAATAGTTGGAATAGCCTCAGGAGTTTTGTCCTTATCTTTTCCATCTATGATTTGGATGCCATTGAGTATGGCTTGATAAATGGCTTTGTCTTTACACCACTGCTCTGTTTCATCCAAGAGCCATTGCAGCTCTACTTTTGATTCAGTTATTTTTTCAGAAAGATAATCAGTAGCAGATTTATATTGGTCATCTGTATATGTTGCCTTACCAATCTCAATCAATAATGCTTCAACATCTGGATTATTTTTATATCTATCTACATAATCCCAGATAGTTTTATATATGACCTTCTCTACCTGATCTTGGAAATATTCTTCCTTGATAAATGGGATTGCCTTTCTAGTATAATCCTCATTATGAATCAGGTTGCTCAGTATTGTCGTTTCTATTCTCATCATTCACCAAATTATAATTTTCATTCTGCACGCTTTCTTGTAACACCGTCATAAAGATATCACCTAAAGCATTCTTAAAATCGCTTGTCAAAACATCTACTTCATTAGGATTATACAACACTTCATACTTAAAGTCAATAGGGATTTCCTCTACACTTTCCAAATCTAAAGGTTCTCCATTTTCATCCTTTAATATTATTCTGCCATCCTTAAAAATAAAAATAACATTCTCATAAGGACCTTCTTGTATTATTAAGGCACTTTCTTTTGTTTCTTTGTTTTCTATCCAATCAAATCTATACATAATCCAATCTCTTCCGTAATTTACGCCTTACCTTTTTAGTTGCTCGCCATAAAGTCCGGCCTTCTTTATGTAACTTATGAATATTACTATGACATCCTTTGCAAACTGGAACTAAGTCAACCGCTATCCTTTCCTTACCCAATCTTTCATATGTCCTGTGGTGTAAATCTAATCTTTCCTCAGAGCCGCAACAATAACACACAAATTTTCCAGCTTTTTTTCCAGTAGGGTAAGTCTTATACATTTTAGAAGTAAAATATTTTCTGCGCTTTCTTCTCCATACCTCTGATTGAATGTACTTAGTATAAAATTCATACATAATGTAAATACGAATGAGCAAAATATTTCGGACCAGATACCGGCTTTCTACCGGCGTGTAGCCATGGCCACATAGGTGGAAATACTACCATCGTTCCTGCTTTTGGTTTCACCGATAAAGGTATATAAGTTCCTGGTTTATACAACTGTGGGAATTCTGTTTCACCACCTTCTTCAACATCATTTAGATAGATAAGAAAATTGAGGAATCTTTTTTCACAACCTTTAGATGAATCCACATGGTCATCAAATCTATCAAAGCCATTAGGCAGATATCGTTTTATTCTGATAGCCTCAAAGCCATAATCTTTTGTTGTTATGGGCCACATTATTTCAGTTATGTTACAATCTTTTTTATAGATACTAACATAATGCAGCATAGCCTCTATCAACTTTTCTCTTGTGCCTATCCATTCATCATGGTTATAAATGTTTATCTGATTGAATGATACTACCAAATCATTCTGTTCCATCAAAACCTTTTCCTGTCGGTCCTCAAACTTCTCAAACTTGTCAATAAGAAACTCACAAGAATCCTCATCTAACACCTTATCATAGATGCGGATGTAATTATCCATTATTGATATTTAATCTTTTTATGACTGTTGCAAAATCTTCAGCTACAGTCCATGAATTTCCTGCGGTACTGAAAAGAAAAGTCTTATCACCCATAGGAAAAATTGACACTAAATGGTCTACATTTATTGCAAGATATTTTCCTTTCAATGTTTCATCTTCAGCACAATTAGTAAAAACTTTATACTTACCTGTAGAC